GCGACCTCGGCCGCGGATACCGCATCGTGGACCGTACGCAGGTGACGTTCCGCGTCGACCCGTACACCATCGGGCTCGCGGGCAAGGTGCGCTACCTGTCGATGATGCGCTCCGACGCGAAGATCGTCGACAAGTACGCCGGTGGCGTGATTCGTCGCGAATCCTGATCGACTCCATGTGACCCCGGGCTGTGGGGGGGGACACCCCCCCCAGCCTTTTCAAAATGCCAGCACTTACGACCAGCGACATCAAGGCCCACCTGCGGATTTACCACACGCAGGACGATTCCTACATCGGCTCGATCCTGCTGCCGGCGGTCCGCGAGACCGTCGAGCGCTGCACCGGTCTGGCCATGCAGGCCATCGAGCGCTCCTACAAGGTGTCCGAGGAGGGCGACACCTGGGTCGTGCTGCCGATCCAGCCGGTAAACACCAGCGGCGCCATCACTGCCGTTTACGTCGACGACGACGCCGTTACGCAGACCGCTACGCCGGAACTGCACTGGGACGGAGAGCGCGTGGCGGTGCTGGTCGATGAGGCTTGGAACCGCCCGGTGACCCTGAACTGGGTCACCCTCGTTGGCGACCACTACATCAACATGCTGGCGCTGCAGCTGTGCGGGCGCCTGTACGCCGACCGCGGCGACAGCACTAACGCCATCGAGGGCAAGGCCGAGCAGATGCTGATGGCAATGCTCGGGGAGCATGGGGTGCACTGATGGTCCCGCGTGGCATGTTCCGGCACGAAATGGCGGTGCAAAACTACACCGTTGCCACTGTTGACGCTTACGGGCAGGACGTGAAGACGTGGAACACGGCCGCCACGGTGCTCGGCTACATCGAGTCGGCCGACGGCCGAAGCATCGACTCGGTGGACATCAACCGCGGGCAGACGGCGTGGAGGCTCATCCTTCCTTGGATTGACTCGGTGACCGTCAAGAGCCGGATTCTGTTGCGCGAAACGGGCAAGTCTGACCGAGTTCTGCAGGTCACCGGCGTACTAGATCCGACCCTGCGGCGCATGGAACTGCACTGCGAAGCGCTCGAGGTGACGGCATGAGCTTCCGCCGCGGCGCCACGTTCAACAGCCCGGAGCACCTGCGCAACTATCAGCGTTTCATGCAACGCCAGGTCAACGCGTCGGAGAACCTGGAACTGTTGCGATTCGGCGCAGGAACCAGCGACCGGGCGAACAAGGCATTCACAGATGCCCAAAGGGTGTTCTTGACGCTGCCCGACCGAGTCAGCCGGAACCTGTACAAGCAGCTGCTGCGGCGCAGCCTCAAGCGCCTGGCGACGACCTACAAGCAAAACTGGCTGACGCACGGGGCCACCCACCGCAGCTACGGCGGACAGGAAAGCCTCCGCAAGGCGGCTAGCAAGGTCATTCAATCCATGGGCGACACCCGCGGGCTAAAGACCACCACCCGCACCGGCTTCCGGTACAAGCGGAATCCAAGGTCTTATGTTGCGCCCATCGTGGACAGCGGCCGTGCCCAATGGCACGTGAAGCGGGCCACGTACCAGCAGTTCCCGCCCTCGGTCCTCAAAGAGGACTTGGCGATCGTCATCGAGACGCAGCTGACCGAACTGGCCCGCAAGGCGCGGATGAAGGTGTCCAAGAAATGAGCATCGAAACGGCCATCCGCGACCGGCTCACCTCTAATCTCACCATTAGCGCGCTTGTCGACACGCGAATTAGCCCCGAATGGCGCCGGGAAGGTACGGCGCTGCCGGCCATTGTCTACAGCATCGATAGCCGGACTCCCGTGCGCACGCTGGAGCGAACGACCAGCTTGGCGGAGTTCGCCGTGTCGGTGGATTGCATCGCCGTCAGTTTGTCGGCGGCCCGGACTCTGGCGGCTGCTGTGTCGGGAGTGCTCAACGACAACGCGGGATTTACGACCGTAGACGGCACGCGCATTCAATGGAACGCCACCGACGGCGAAGACGTCGAGCGCATGGACGATCAGGAAGGCACGGACGACGGCCCGCGGGTGGTTCGTCAGACGTACCGCATTTGGGCTACAGGAGGCTAAGACATGGCATTTATTGCAAACGGCACGACATTGTCAATCACTATTGGTGGTGGATCCGCAGTCGTTGTAGACGCGAGTGACATCAACATCACGGCATCAAGCGCTACCGTCGACGCTACCGTGCTCAACTCGTTGTTTACTTTGGCTATTCAGGGGCGGCCGAACGTGACTGGATCAGCAACGATCCACACGGACAACGCCACGGCGGGAACCTTGGCAGCAAAGTTCGGCGGGGCTACGCCCGACACGTCAGCGGTGACCATTACGATCAACGCCAGCGGTGGAGCATCTGGCGGGATTGACTACAGCGGAAGCGCTGTGATTACAGGATTTAACGCCACATATGCCAATGACGCAGTGCACCAAGCAACGCTGAGCTGGCAGTACGTCGGGCAGATCACTGTGAGCCGATCAGCATGACTTGGCGCACCCTGAACAGCGAGGCGGTGGCCGGCTACCCGGCCGTGCTCGAGGTCCGGCCCATCACGGTCGGCGAGTGGCGCAAGGTCGAGCAGCTGGACGAGGACGCCAAACAGGCGTTCGTGCTCGAGTCCTGCACCCGGGTAGACGGCGTGCCAGGCTCGACGGCGCTAGACGTGCATGTGGCCATGGCACTCGTCCAGGGGGTGATGGCAAACCCTTGGAGTGGACCGCAGCCGACCGCATCGAGCGGCTGCTGACGGTCCTGGCGTACGGGCTGACTCGTCAGCCCCAAACGGTGGTGGAGCCTTGGCGAAAGCCAGGGCAGACTGACTGGATGGCAACCCTTGGGAAGGTGGCAACGTGGCGAAGTACGGACTAGCAGTCGGCATCGACGTAGACCTGACCGGCCTGAAAAAGGCAGGGCAGCAGGCGGCTGCAACCCTCGAGGGCATCCGCGGCCAATTCGGTCGCATGCAGAACCTTGTCGGCGCTGCCATGGCCAGCCCGCTGTTTCAGGCCATCGGATCGTTCTACCAGGCCAACATCGAGGCGCGGAAAACGCTCGATGAAATGACCAAGCCATTCTCCACGCGGATGATCAAGGCCGAGATTGACGCCATGCAGGCCAGGATGGCTGCTGGTCAGAGGATGGTCGGATTGGGTATGGACGAGCCGGGTGCCGCACGGATCGAGCGTGGGGCACAGCGGGAAATCGCTACCGCGCTGCGGGCTACGTCACCGTCCGGACGGCAAGCGAGGAACATTGAGTCTTTTTTCACCGATCCGGGCGCGTACATAGCAAACGCCACCTACGGCTTCGGTGGACATACGGACAAGGTGCTGCAGGACATGGGAATCGGCTTCCGCATGCTCGGCGGCGGGGAAGGTGCTACCTCTCTGGAAAAGCTGCAAATGCAGGAATCGGCCATACGGGCCGAAACTGGCTTCGCAATGGCAAGCGGTGACACCGGGCGGCTCGAGTCGCTGAACCTGCAGCTGCTGCGCGTGCTCGAGCAAATCAAGCAGAACACAGATAGGAGCCGCTGATGGCGTGGCAGGTATTCAGGCAGCACAACCAGCAGTCACTGACCATCGGCATGGAGCCGACCGAGGCCGTGCACACCACCCGGTTCCTCGTGGCACAGGACGACCCGGCCTACGTCGGGACCAGCGAGGACAGTTGGAACGTCTACAACTCGATCAAGGCACAAACTGCACCGTTCGACCAAATCGAGGCGCTCGGGACCCGGCTGGCACTTGGCACCATCGACGGCGGGCTGGCACAGTTCATCGTGCAGGACATCAGGGTGGAAACCCACCCCGACCGCGCCAACACCTACATGGTGACATCGATCGCCAAGGGGCCGGTGGTCGGCGTGGCGCCGTTTCGGGGCGTCAAGACGAGCCTGCAAAGTGCCGAGCGCAAAACGTCGCAATACATCCGACCGGCTGCGGCGTCGTTCCCAACGAACGGCACCATTACTTGGCCGCCCAGCACGCTGATTTCCAGCGGCACCGTGACGAACATCATGGGCACGCCGTTCATTCGGTCGGTTCGGCAGGAACTGTTCCGGGTCGAGTTCCTAGTAAACGACACCAACTCGGCGCTGGGCTACACCAACGTGCCTGCAAACATCACCGAGGACCTGCTGAAACGAAACTCGGCAGCGTTCGCCGGTTACGCCGCTGGCACCGTCCTGTTCCAGTCGTACGAGCGGCGCTACGTTAGTGACTCCGTCAGCATGGACGTGTACACGTTCCTGTATGACGAGTGGTTCCACTTAGAACAAACGCCGATGCGCAACCCGGTAGATGGTTCTCTTTGGCCGGACACCACGATTAGCGTCGGCGGTTCCACGATGAAGGCCACCTCAAAGGTAGTGTGGTACCAGGCATACCCCGACACGGCTGCATTCCACACGGCTGGCGTCATCCTGCCCACCGAGGTCATCGACATTCTCTCCAACCCCAAGCCCGCTTGGCCATGACCGGATTCCTCCAACCGTCCGTCTACGCTCCCGTCGGCCAGTCTGCCGATGCGTTCAACCTCATGGTGGAGGCTGCGCAGTTCGTTACGGCCAACCGTGGCCAACTCGAGAACCTGCTGCTGCAACGTGGTGCCGTCGTGTCGTGGCACCCCATGACAGTGACCGGCAGCACGCTGTTGACATCCAACCGGTGGACGTACACCCTGAGCAAGGCCCAGCCTCAGGCTACGCCTACCAACATCACGACCATTACCGAAACCGATGCCATCGGCGTGACGGCCTACAACCTGGCGGAGTACGGCAACACCGCAGGCACGGCGGCCGGTGGCGTGAATGCAACGCGGGCAAACGCAGCCGGTTTCACGCTGCAGCCGGTGCCCAACGGCGCGTTCGTTATGGCTGCCATGGTCTATACGGCCGCTGGGGTGACGGTGGCGCTCTTTGAGCGCATGAACCAGTACGACGGTGAATGCGTGTCGGCCCTGACGGTTTCGGTTGACGGGGGGACCTACTGATGTCCGACCAAATCCGGCTCAAGCGCTCGAGCACGGCAGGATCGGCGCCAAGCACCGCGCAGCTGCTGCAGGGCGAACTTGCCGTCAACACGGCCGACGGGATCATCTACGCTGAGGATTCGTCTGCCAGCAGCGTGTTTCGGTGGGTGCGAACGCCGACGTTTGACACGGCTGGCTATGTGCTGGAATCGACCAGTGCCACGGCCACGACATGGGCGAACAAGAGTTTCCACTGTCCGCGGATTCCGGCCGACGGCATCGATGCATCGACCGGCTCGAACGCACGGATCTACTCGATGCCGCTAAACGCTAACGCATGCGCGGCAGGGGGCACGCCGACGGCGAACCGTGCCTTTTATAACCTGTTCTACATTCCGCACACGGTAGACATCAAGACGATCGCATCGCAGACCTACGGCACTATCGGCGGCAATGTGAAGTTCGCCGTGTACAAGCCCGACGGAACCGACGGAAGACCTAGCACCCGTTTGTATTCCAGCGCTGCGATCGCTACGGGCGGCGGATTCGGATACAACGCGGCCACGGGAACGCCGCTTGTGACACTCGCTCCCGGCCTGTATTGGGTGGCCGTGATCTACTCCACGGCGACTGGATCGTTCGGACGCATCAGCGCCAGAGCGTCTAACCCGATGGGCATATTCGACTCCGCAGCGAATGACTGCATTTTCGGACTCTACGCTGACATCGGCTCGCACGATCTCGCCGACCCGGCGCCCACGACGTTCCGTTACAACGACGGAAGCACTAACCAGCACGTCGCCCTCATTTCGGCCTACTGACATGCCCAAGACATACCTACATCATCCCGATGGCACAGTAACGGTTGAGGACACTAGGAATCCCGTCGAGGTCTACGCCCAGCAGCTCGACCGGCTACGGTCAGCCTGCACGGCGTCCATCCTGGCTGTCGCGCCCGAGCACACCCAGCGCAACGCGGCGCTGGGCATCGTGGCGGCCGATCCGGTCGTGGCTGACATCACGGCCAGGAGAGACCAATACCACCTGCTCGCTGCCAGTCTGCAGGCGGCATTTGATGGCGTGGGGACCGACGCAGAGCGATGCGATGCCATGGAGGCCATCCAATGGCTAGACCCCTGACATGGCTACCCGCCATCGTCGTCGTCGTGGCGACCTCCTGCGCTGGTCCGAGCGAGCGGATTGCCGCCAACACGACCGCCGTGCGTCAACTCGCGCACAGCAGCGGCCGACGCTTCGAGCGCATCGCCAGCGAGGCTGATGCCCCAGCGCCCAGCCTGCCGACCATCAAGACCGAGGCCGTGGCCGGCCAGGGTGAGCAGGCGCGTATCCTTGACGCCGTGGACATGATCTACATGGCGCTGACAGGCGTTGAGGACCAGGTGCCCTGGTGGGTGGCCCCCCTCGTCTGGGTATGCATCGCCCTGGCCGTGCTCGGCGTCGGCTTCATCGTGTGGCATACCGGCGTAGGGCGGCTGGTCAAGGGCTGGCTGGGCATCGTGACGCCGACGGAGCGCCGAGCGGCCGAACTGACGGCCAGCCTAATAGACCTGACGCCTGAGCAGGCAGTGGCCGCGGTGGCTGAGCTGCGCCGGGCGGACCCGACGTTTGACGCGGCCTTCCGGCGTGCCGCGCCGATTCGCACCCCTAGCCGGAAGAGGAAATGAACATGGCCAGTTTCATCGGTAGTTTGTGGTTCGCCCTGCTCCTGGGCGTCTGTGGCTTTGTGGCAGGCAACCTGTTCCCGCTGTCGAAGTTCAAGAAGTGACGCTAGTACGTACCTGCTGCTGTCAGGGCTGCTTCGCCAACGACGATTGCCCAGTGCCGTACACCGGGCTGGGCGATTTCACGTACGAGGCCACGGTGGATACCGGGGCCATCGCTGGCAACTTTGCGCTGCAGGCGATCACCGATATCAGGGTGAATCCGAGGCTTGACCCAAATCCGTGTTACGTGTCCGGCTTTAGACGGGATAAATGCTGCTTCACGGGATCGAGCTGCACGCCACCGGTCGACACGCTAGTGGACAAGTATTTTGACCGCATGATGGTCCCCGAGGTGCTCATCGAGCGCACGAACTATCCGTGCTACACGGTGGTCAGCAGCCCGAAATCAATTCCAGGCCTTGTGCTCGAGAAGAAATGCAGCGCTGACCGGACGATCCTGCTACGTGGTTGTGACGACGTAGGGGACAACTGCTCGGACCTGTTTCCCGACTGCTACCAAGGACCGGCGCCAAATTACAACACGGAACTGGTTGAGTTTCCGAGCAGTTACGCTGGTGACTCAAACGGTCAACTGTGCGGCGACTACACCATGGACTTCACCAATGGTGTTGACTTCGGTGCGCTGACCGTTGGCAGCGGCACCATCCGCATGCGCAGGAACGCCCAGTCAACGTTTAGCACTCAGGTCATCAGCGGCAGCGGGCTGACGAACATTTCCTACTGGCACCGGGCAAACATTTGCGACAGCACGGTCCCGACAGAATGTGGTCCGTGCACGCAGAACCAAGGCACCGCCGGGCAGCGCTGTTCCGAGGGAAGGTGCTGCTGCCGCAGCGTGCTGCAGTTCACTTTCGAGGTGAAGCGGGCCTATTCCAACTGGGTGGTGGCATGGAATAGCGTGGCCAATGCGTTCACGTTCACTCCAGGCACTGTGCAGTACTGGACTCAAACGGTCCGATGCATTTACGAGGGCCCAGTCGATGAGCGGCTATACCTCGTGACTGGCACGTCGGCCCAGCGGACCTTTACGCTGTTGAACGTGACCATATTTGAAGATTCGTTCAACCTAGGACCTGGAACGGACGCACGGCAGTGGACGCTCGACTTCTGCCCATATGAGGTGAGCGGCGCGCCTGGCACCGTGTCTGGCGGTGGCAGTGTTGCGCCAACGTCATTCGTCGACGACGAATGCGCACCGTGCGTCGCTGCAAGCCCGCCGACGCCCGCGGTGCTCTCGATGGAGCAGGCCGAGCGCCTGGGCATCAAGCGCCTGATCACCGTGACGAGGACGACCCCATGAAGCGCTGGCGCATGACACCGAGCGGCGAGCCCGAGGTGACCGATGGCCCAGGGCTTGGCGACATGGTCCGCGGAGCTGTAGGCGTGGCCAAGGCAGCGCTTGGCGTGCAGGCGGCACCGGTGGCCGAGGTGCAGTCCCGCTGGGCATTCTGCCAGCAGTGCGACCAGCACGACTGTGGCCGGTGCCTGGCCTGCGGCTGCTTCACTGGCGCCAAGATCCGCGTGGCTGGCGAGTCGTGCCCGTTGGGCAAGTGGGCTGCGGTGACCGTCAACACGGAGCCGCTGAAACCGTGCTGCGGGCGGAAAAGTGGATAATCCGGGGTCGGACCTATAGACAGGTGCAAAGAGTGACGATATCAAGTGATAACCAACGTCCACACCGTTGGTAACTTGGTCCGAGTCATCGCCCAAAAGCCGCGTTTTTAGGCTGCCTTCGCGTCCGAGAATATGTGTTCTGTTTCGCAATAACACTTGGTTTTTAGAGTTATTGTAAAAGCGGACGTAAAAGGCGGACGTTGATTCTGACCACAGCAGGCGGCTTTTGGGGCCGTCTGCTTCTTCTCCGTCGTGTGGTTTGGAGTCACTCACATGGAACGTCCTGAATCGTCTGAACTGGCCGACGATGGCCTGCCTCTGTCCGACATCGACCCGCAAACTGGCTGGATGTATGGGGAGGTGGGGGCGTGAAGCACAGCGAGACCATCGGCGCCATCGCGAAGGCGCTAGCGGCCGCCCAGCGGGCAATCCGCCCGGCCATCAAGGACGCCACCAACCCGCACTTCCGCAGCCGGTACGCCGACCTGGCGGCCATCGACGAAGCCTGCCGCCCGCACCTAGCGGCAAACGGCATCGCCATCCTGCAGGCATCGTCGTTCATCGACGGCTGCGCCTGCTGCACAACTACCTTAGTTCACGCCGAAACCGGCGAGTGGTTCGCCGCGACCCTGAGCCTGCCTGTCGAGCGCCCGACGCCGCAGGCCATCGGATCGGCGCTGACGTACGCCAGGCGCTACAGCCTCTCAAGCCTTGCCGCCGTTCCGGCTGGTGATGACGACGACGGAGAAGCTGCCGAAGGGCGGGGGGATCCGCGCCGGGCTAGCGGGGGTGCTTCCCTCACCCCCTCGATCCCGGTGCCCCCGCCCGCGGCGGTCGTCCCGTTCGACCCGCCGGCACCGGTGGCCTACGACCCGGACCTGCCCAAAGACGCGCCTGACCCGTACCCGTGCGCGTACACGCCCGAGGAGCTGCGGCCAGTGTGGCGGGCCCGCGAGGGCGACGTGCCGAGCAGCCGCTCGAGGACGTACTACACCGACGCGGTCGGCAAGATCATCAGCATCCAACTGCCTGACGGGCCGAAGAAGCCAACCCGGGTCCTGCTGTGGTCGACGACCAGCCAGGGCGGCGTCTACTTCTCGTCGTTCCGGTCGTGGACCCAGCCTGAGGGGGCAGGGGCCACCATCCGGCTGACCGGCGTGACGAGCACCGAGAAGGACGGCAAGCGCTACTGGAACTTCGAGCGTGCCGAGAAGGCCACGCCCATCGACCTGGGGGACCACCATGACCTACCGTTCTGACGAGGACCAAGCGTCGTGGGGAACCAACTGGCACTCACTGCTCCGAGCCTTCCCGGCGCTGACTCGAGCGCCCGAGGCCCAGCAGCAGGGGTTCCATGAGCGGTTCAGCAAACTTGACCAGCGGCTGGTGGCGCTGGCCATCGAGCGGGCCCGCGAATCCAAGACTGGCAACACCATCACGGTGGAGTACCTGCAGAAGGGCTACGCCCGGCTGGTGCCCCGGTACGACGCCGAGCAGCCGTCCATGGCGGCTAGGATCGTGTCGTACTGGTCGTTCGCGCCACGGGGCACGGGCAGGGCCGCTGGGCCCTTCCGGACGGCAAGGGAGGCCGAGAGGGCGGGCGGCCGCCCGAAGGCCCTGTGGGTCAAGCCCGGCGACGGGTCGTGGTTCGCTGACCTCGAGGACACCGAGCCGCTGCCACGCGAGGACCAATGTGACGCGCTGTTACACGTCGAGGCACTGATGTCGACGCTGCCGCGCCTCGATGACAAGGGCACTTGGCACCTCACCGAGCCCGGCCACTTCCAGCAGTTTGTCGACGGCGGGCGGGCGCTCCTGGCGGCCCCCCCTAGAACCCCCCCATTGGGAGTTGAAGCACCCGAGGAGCGTGCGAGCCCTAGCGAAGCATCGTCCCGCAGGGCGCTTCATACCTCCAGCACTGGGGGTTTGTCAACCCCCCCCAACGGAATTAGAGACGCAGGCGGACTGCGTCTACCGACGCACCGCCTGTCGGACGAGATGGTGGAACGATTCGCAGAAGCCATCGACCGGCGGGATGACGGATCGCCCTATGGGGCGACCGCACCCGGCGGTCGAGGAGGAGAAGCATGAAGGACAAGACAGGAGAACTGGAAGCAACCATCCGCGCCATCGAGGCCCTAGCCGACCGGGCAGTCGA